ACTTCTCAGCACGAGCAATGAAGGAGCTATTCCCACCGCACGGTCCGGTACGGACTAAGATTGTCGGTAAGACTGACGTTAAGAAGTCAGAGAAGGCTGAGCGTAAGGCAACCTACATGAACTGGCAGCTAACTGAGCAGATGCCTGAGTTCCGCTCTGACCTTGAACAACTATTCACACAGCTACCATTAGGTGGCGTGCAGTACCTCAAGCTTTACTTTGACCACTCTAAGAACCGCATCACCAGTGAGTTCGTACCGGTTGATGACGTGTATCTACCTTTCGCGGCCTCTAACTACTACTCAGCTGAACGTAAGACACATGTGCAGTATGTGACTGAGTATGAGTACGAGAAGCGTGTAAGCACTGGCATGTACCGTGACGTTGATCTAGGTCTACCTGATGAGATCGAGTACTCTAAAGCATCTAAGGCGAATGACAAGATTGAGGGACGTGAGGACAACTCATACAACGAGGACGGACTACGCACGATCTTTGAGATTGACACACACGCTGACCTAGAGGGTGATGAGTTCGATCCGTACTTAATCTCGGTCGATAAGGCAACAGGCAAGTGCTTGGCGGTGTATCGTAACTGGGCAGTAGATGACTAGACACGTGCTAACTTAACTAATATGGTTGAGTTCCCATTCATACCATGGCGCGGTGCTTATCCGATTGGATTAACGCACATGATTGGTGGCTTATCAGGGGCTGCAACTGGTGCCTTGAGAGCGTTGCTAGACTCAGCACACATTCAAAATATTCCAACGATGTTGAAGCTCAAGGGTGGACCTAACGGTCAGAACCTAAATCCGCAACCCTGTGAGGTCGTCGAGATTGAGGGCGGTATTAACATCGATGATGTGCGTAAGATTGCCATGCCGATCCCATTCAACCCACCTAGTCCGGTGCTGATGCAGTTACTAGGCTTCTTAGTTGATGCAGGTAAGGGTGTAGTGCAAACAAGCTTTGAGAAGTTATACGATCAGAACCCAAATGCACCAGTAGGCACGACTCTTGCGTTAATTGAGCAAGGTATGGTGGTATTTAGCTCGATTCATAGCAGATTGCACAACTCCATGGGTCAAGTATTGAAGGTAATGCATCGTTTGAACAGCGCTTACCTTACTGAAGACATGGTAATGGATGAAATCGGTGAGAAAATGGTCGATCCGAGTGACTTTGACGGTCCGATGGACGTTATTCCTGTCTCAGATCCAGCTATTTTCAGTGAAACACAGCGATTTGCACAGATTCAGGCAGTACAGCAACGCGCAATGGCGCTACCACAGGTGTATGACATCCGTAAAGTCGAGGAATTGTTCCTTAAACAGCTCAAAATCCCTAACTCTGAGGAGCTATTGGTTGAGAAACTAGAGCCGTCAGACATGGATCCTGTCTCTGAGAATGCGGCAGCCTCAATGGGGCGACCAATCCTAGTATTACCTCAGCAAGATCACATTGCGCACCTTCATGTGCACATGCCGTACTTACAAAGTCCGTTGTTTGGGCAGAATCCAGTCATTGCGCGGTTATATTTACCTTCAATGATTACGCACTTACGTGATCATATTGTGCAGTACTACATGGCTGAGGCGCATACAGCCATTAACACGGCACAAGATAACCAAATGATTGACAAGAATGCAGAACAGCAAGTTCAGGTGATTAATCAAGTATTGAAAGTCATTGAGCAGCAACTAGGTTCAATGGCTCAGATCATGCCGGATCTTGAGCAGCAAGTAATGGCAATGCAAGGACAAGGTCCACAAGATCCTACCATGGCTGTCGCTCAAATGAACGCAGACATACAGAAACAGGCGCTACAACAACGTGCACAGTCTGATCAGGCGAGACTACAGTCTGACCAAATGAAGCTACAGGCGTCACAACAAACTGAGCAAATGCGATTACAAGTGCAACAGCAACGTGATCAAGCGCAAATACAAACACAACAGCAACGTGATGCAGTGCAGGCTGAGTTACAACAACGTCAAGCGCAACTTACTATGCAAACTGAGATGCTAAGGCAGGATCGTGAAGACGCACGTAAGCAAGCTGAATTAGCTGCACGTGTTCACATGAATGAGGCTGACAATGAGACTGCGAAAGAATTAGCCGCAGTTGAGGTAGTGAGTGGCGAGAAGTTCGGCATGACTACAGGCACTGGTATTAACCCAAACCCTAACCCTTAAGGAGAAACAAAATGGCAACACCTAATCAAAAAGATTCACAAGCAGTATCACAGCACCAACGCATGGCAATGGGTGCTAACTTAAACGGCAAGACATTACCTGGGACAGCACCTGTTACTAAACCAATCCCAGCATGAACATTGACAAGATCTTAAATTTATTAACGCAAGCGCAGTCAGATGTAGCAACGACTGCGATGCGGACACCGAGTTCACATGATGTGTTCGAGTACGGACGCATGGTGGGAATGTACGCTGGACTAGAGCGTGCTGTAGAAATACTTTTATCAACAAACAAAGAGGATGATGATGTCTGAACAAACGCTGAATGATGCGTTCCCTAACGCAGACCCTGGCATAGTACCGTTTGGTAGCTATGTCTTAGTACAGATTAGAGCGCCGAAACTTACAACAGCTGGCGGTATTATTTTATCAAGTGATACTACAGAGACCGAGAAGTGGAACACGCAGGTTGGTCGAGTAGTCACGATGGGACCACTAGCATTCAAGAACCGCAACACGATGGAGTTATGGCCTGAGGGTGCTTGGTGTGAGAAGGGCGACTTTGTACGAGTTGCTAAGTATGGCGGTGATCGATGGGAAGTCCCTATTGACAAGGAAACAACCGCAATGTTTGTAATCTTTAAAGACACGGATCTTATTGGTCGAGTAACAATTGACCCATTGGCTATTCGTGCTTTCTTATAGCTGACTAAGGAGCTAGATATGGCACAAGAAAATGCATTACTAGAGGACGATGAAGACGACAGTAAGAACACGGAGTATGTAGCCGTTGACACACCTGACGAACCTATCGCAGAGAACGATGATGATGAGGACGAGACTGATCTCAAAGCCAAGGATGATGAAGAAGGCGATGACATTGAAACAATTCGAGCTAGACGTCGTGACGAAAAGCGTGAACGAAAAGAACGACGTGACAAGGCAATTAACCGCGACAAGTTAGAGCTTAACTTCTTACGTAACCGTAATGACGAACTAGAGCGTCGTGTCGGTGCTGTTGAGACACATGCGCATCAAACTAATATAAGTCAGATTGATTATCAGCTTCAACAGGCGATCAATGAGGTTGACACGGCAGAGAAGATTATTGCTCGTGCAATCGAGGCTGGTAATGGTGAAGACGTCACGAAAGCTATGGGTTACCGTGATCTAGCTATGGCTAGGGCAAAGCAACTCGATCAACACAAACAACAACAAACGTACCAACCACCTCAAAACAAGAACACAGCGCCTGACAATGAAGTCATGCACTATGCTAAAGAGTTTTTAGCGGAGAACAAGTGGTATGATCCTGCAGGTAAGGATGAGGACTCAGCGATTGTGCTTGCAATTGATGCACGATTAGCACAGGAAGGGTTTGACCCACGTACTGAGGATTATTGGGATGAGTTGCACAGCCGTGTAAAACGTCGACTACCTGAGAAGTTTAAAGAGCCTATTGCTCGTAAACCTACAGGCGGACCTGCAGTAGGTTCTGGTCGTGAGCATGCACCATCATCAACACGTAAAGAGATCTATATCTCACCTGAGCGTAAAGCAGCAATGCAAGAAGCGGGTGTGTGGGATGACCCTGTACTACGTCAACGATACGTTAAGCGTTACGCTGAATATGATAAAGAACATAGAAATTAAAATATGTTTATTTTATTTCAAATTAGGAATATAATTTTTTCAATTGCTGAATGGAGCAAGTAATGACAAATACAAATGATGAACGTTTAAAGAAAACTGCAGGTGATGGTCGTGGAGATCGTGCGATGGTAGATCGTGCTGTCGCGGAAAATCGTGAAATCTCTGACTCCGACCGTTTGGATATGTTTCGGCAACAGTTCTTCCAAGCTTCACTTCCTGATCTACCAACAATACCTGGTTACCATGTATGCTGGTTGACTACAACAAACCCGCGAGATACGATCAATATGCGTATGAGGCTTGGTTACGAAGCCATTAAGCCGGAAGATGTTCCTG